CAGAGGGTCATCGTGTTTGTGAAGAAGCTAGTTAGGCTTCCCCCGAGTCCACCTCTTGGAACCATGCATCTTGTCTTGCGACAAGAGCACGATTCCTTAAGGCAGACTCGGGCTCAGATGTCATTAAGACATCTGTCCACCCACGTTTCGATCGTACACGGTGTGGGACCGCGTATTCTAACCCGCGATCCGAGACTGCACTAGAACTATGTTCCAGACGCAGTAGCGAATCCTGGAGGTGCCACCAGGCACCATTGGAGATACTAATAGTAGTACCCCCTACCAGTAGACAGGGTGTCTGATACTTCTGCCACCTCCGATCGTAACGAACGGGAGTGGCATAGTGCATCAGGGAGTCCCATCCAACGTTAATGTAACGGTACAAACCTTGGGCATCTGGATTGTTGCCTAATGGCAAAGGTCCAAACTCCATAGATACGTATCGATACAAGACGTCAGCGGTATGGTAGAAAGCATCCATGTACATCGCCTTTGCAAGCGTGCACATAGAGAAACTACCAGAAACGGTGCTAGCATCAGTCTTCCTAAGCCTATGAGGTGTAACATCGACGCCTTTGAAGGCGTCAACACCACAGGATTCTCGGAAGAATCCACGCCGAAATGTCTTTGAAGGGTTGGGCACTAAGCCCATCCTGATCAATGACGAGACGGCACCATCATAGTACTTGCTTGGGAATATAATGTCATCACCGAAGACATAGACGTCATTACAGTTAATACCGTAGCGACATCGTATGCCAGATCGAACCAATGCATAGAAGATAAGACTCTGAACGGGAAAGCATAAAGCATTCCCCATTGGAGCCCACTTTCTAAGCGATATGACGCGATCGTCTAATAATCTAACCTTAGTAGCGCGACTGCATGAAAGCCATGAGTAAGCATATTCCCCGAAAAGGGAACGTACTAATTCACAGCTAATGCGATCGCTTGCCTCCTTGAGATCTAGAGTAACAAACTCCCGATCTCGAGAAGCGCTAAGAGCTAAGCCCCCATTGATAGTTTGGTCATTGAACGCTATACGTCCATGCGCCTCACTCTTCTTGGAGGTGATAGCTCGTTCTAGGATAGCACGACAACCCTGTTGAATCCAAATTACCTCTTTAGG